AAGGCTTTTGGTATATGTTCATCCGGTAATTCAGTTTGCTCAGTCATTATCAAGCCTTCTGAATCTACTAGTACACGGAAGCCTATTATTGTTGCATCTTTTAACGGCATCAGAGTTCGCAAGCCCCACCAACACAGGCTAGTGTTTGGGCTCCTTCAGTAAAATCATCAGCCTCATTAAGATTCCAATCAAACTCTGTTGGAAATCCTTCAACCATTTCATTGTATTGCTCTTCTGTTATTTGCTCATATGGTGCTTGAGCATAGCTGTGTTCGTCATACGGTAAAAAAGATATACCTGATATATCATCAAAGTTGTTGTAGACCCAATTACCAATCTCCAAAAACTCTGAGTCACGATAATATACAGTGATGCTAGGCTTGTGTTCACACCAATGCTTCTGGTACTTAGCCCACAACTCTAACTGTTCCATCCCTGTCTGCTCTGAGGCAAACACAGCGCTCTCTGGAGCCTTCTTAGGGAAGGAGAATACCTTAGTACTGGGTGAAAAACTATCCTTCTCACAAGGCACTCCAGCGTCTTCTAAGACAGCACACAGGGGGTCACGCATGTCTGCTCTAACACGACGAATATAATATGGTGCATAGCGTCCGTGGATACCTGATGCAGAATCAACTAACTGAGAGACTGTGCCGCTGGGCTTAACACAGGTAATGGCTGTACTCTGAGAAATACCTAAGCGTTCTGCCCACTCTTTATTTGTTTCAATAGCTATGTCACGTAAGTTTTCAAGCAGTCCATCAAGATCTTTGTTCTCAAGAGTAAGCAAAGGATTGTCAAGAATACCTGTAAGGCTTACTCCTAAGAGCGCCTCTTCTTGGGTGTTGGCTTTCCAGATTCCTCTGAGGTATCGGAAGTCCGTGAGGGTAGCTTGGAGAGTACCCAAGATAGTTGCAAGACGTACTTTTCTCCCAAGAGATCTAGCCGTATCTTCCGGTCTGACGACAACTTCTGAAAGGTTGCAAGTTTGGGATTTTCGTAATATAATTTCGGAACAGGGATTCGTACCGAAATCTCTTTCACTATCTCTTCTACCATTTCTTGAAGCTTGTTTTTGACTTGCGGCTCTACTGAAGATTCCTCGTTCTCCACTTTTTGATTCATAAAGACTTCTCCATTCATCTAAAAATAATTCAAAAGAAGGCTTGCTATTATAACAAGCACTGTTATTTGCAAGGCCACGCTGTGCCTCAGTATTATACCATGCTCCATGCTTTGCTTGTCGTAGTGCATCGTCTGATAAATCAGATAAACTAATTAAAGCTGATCGTCTGACTCCTCCGACGACGACGATTTGAGCAATCTTACAGCAAAGATCGTGGCATTCAAGGGACGTAAGCTTTCGTCCAGCCGCTCCCGTAAATAATCTAACTGTAAATTTGAAGAGGTCGATAAGAGGTTCTGGGCCGCTTGCTCTACCTCCAAAAGTTTTGAGCGAGGAACCCGCAGGTCGAACTCTAGTTGTGTCCCATTCTGGTATTTGACCTGAATATAACAACGATACCAATTCCCTAAACGATTTCGCCCATCCAACTTTTGAATCCGGTACGTGTATGACTGTATCTGTTGCATGAAAATCCTCTGCGATCTCTGGAAGTTTAGAAACGTATTGTTCTTCTACGCTATAACCAACACCTGTACCGCACATAAGAACATACATCATTTCATCAAAGCAACGCGGGCTGTCGATAGCAAGATAACTACAATTAAATCCTGCCATGTTATCACGATCTAATGCTTCACCAGCGGTCATCAAAGCCCTCATAGACGGCATGACCTCAAGATCGTGGATAGCTTTAAATATTTCTACACGCTCATCATCATTGAGTTTATCTCCCCAATATTTAATGTAGCGCGTTATTGTTTCTTTCCATGTTTCTCTACGCTCCTCACTTGGAAGGTATCGTGCGTAACGACTTTTGTGTATGTATTCTTGATAGGCGTCCAATGATATTACTCCTTTCTTTGGTGGTATATTTTGACCAGTTTGTTATTTCGTTTAGGCTCCTTCCACATCCAATGCACACCCCATCCCTAAGTGTACATACTTTTGTGCAAGGCGATTTCATTCTAACTCTTGCACATCATTCAAGTCATTTACATTTAGTTTATATTTATTTCTTTTCTTTATTGGTTTATATTTGCCGTCTACTTTTTCTTCGTATTTTTTTCTTTTGTGACGACTAAATTTTTCTAGGCGCTCTTGCTTTCGATCATTCATCATCACCCATGATCTCCCTCTTTGAAACATCTATCCAGCTTTCTGGAATACTATCTTCAGAAAACCATCTAAAACCTTTAGAAGAAGCCCACTCAGAATGGTTACGTCTTGTGCCATCCTTACGGCGCTTTGCTTGTGGCATAGGAGCATTGGGATCTGCAAATAAAAACACTAGCTCTATATCTTCTGGTAAAGCTTTAGCGATCCACACATACTTATTATATTCTTGATGATCCCAGAATCGACCTTTAGCTTCAAGATATATTTTCTTGCCATCTACTATGCGGATGAAGTCTGGATGATAGGTATGCTCGACAATATATTCTGCCTTTTCAGAATGAATCTTCCAATCATTGAGGATGCCTGAGTGTAGCTCATACTCCCAATTAGAATCATATCCACGAACAGGTGCTTTATCGACAGGCCGTTTGACACGCGCCTTCCTATACCCTTTTTTTATTTTTGGTTTCAATGTAATGTTGGTATCCCTTCAAAATGTAAATGTAATACAGTATACAACTCAAACAAGAGATCATCATCTATTGTTTCTTCGTCTGCTAACTGCTTGGCGCAGAAAAAAATTAACGCCTCTATTGTTAGTACTTTCATTTTAAGTCATTCATGCAGTAACTGTCTAGCTTTTTCTGTGGGTTTTGTCTAAGCTTTCTTTTTAATTTACGCTTAACCCAACGTGGCGAAAACACAGAATTTAAAATGGTGTGTTTGCTCCAGTAATAAGCATTCTCAGGAACATATTCTTTGTAGTTCTTGCGTACAATCTGAGAGGCTTGCTCTTCCGATATAACACTACTGAGCCATTCAAGAAAGATGTCAATTGTTTTTTGATTTATTTTTTTAGAAAGGCGTCGATTCATTAAACACCTCCTCAACTCTTGGCGCAACTTCTACGTGGGTCAGGTACGTCGGCCCATTAGAATATTTAAAAACTCTAAGCCCTGTACCATTGTTAGCATCTTTGTAGCATTCAAACTTATAAGCACAGTAATTACAGTTGCGATGTATTTTCATATTACCTTTCTTGCCTTCTGGCACAGACTCATAGCACCGTGGTGGAGGCGTAGCCAACTTCAAGGCTTTCTTTACAGTTTGTATTTGTTGGTCAATAGCAGGCTTGTCAAGCTCTTCTGGGCGATAAAGACATAGCTCCCCACTCTCTTTGTTAATAACAAGGAAGCCTCCCTCAGAAGACTTCTCAGCCTCCTCATAGCCTGCAAGCTGTGACATGTATCCGAAAGGATCGTCTTCAGCTAGGCGACCCTCACGGAATTTATTGAATGCAAACTTAGATGCAGTCTTTACATCAACCACTTCACCATCAATCTTACAATCAATGTGGCCTTTAATACCTTTGACTGTAATTTCTTTTTGCTCGTCAGTGACATTGTGTCCTGCGGCACGAACAAGCATCAAAAGAATTTCTTCTAGGATGTGACCATAAAGAAACTTTATCTGTAAAGATGGATGAGGCGTTGTGCTTTCTGTGGGTATATTCTGCTCATACCAAAGCTGTCTGGCAGGCCGACCAACATTAGACATACGCAGAGAGAACTCTGAGTTTCTTTCTGATGGTCTAGCCCAAGCCAGAAGGGAATCTTTGATACGTGATGCGGTCATGTCCAGATCTTCATCTGATAAATTAAATGCTTTGCCTTCAAATAACTTACCAAGCTGTCCATATATATCGTCAACTAATGTGTCAAGTTTCATTTTCTATGCCTTACGAATCGACACTTACGTGTCTTTGAATTGTAGTGTAGGTACTGCACACCAAGTTCTTTTTGAAGTGGAGTTTTTGCAGAGAGCCTGCCGTCTTTATAAGACTTAACATCTATCAAAGTGACCTTACCCTCTGG